TTATCATTTAAAGCATCTGTACCAATAGCAACATTAGAGTTAGCTGTAGTGTTTGCTGCTAAAGCAGATGAACCTATAGCTGTATTGGTAGTACCTGTAGTATTTGCTGCTAAAGCATTTGTACCAATTCCTGTGTTATTATTTGCTGTAGTGTTTGCTCCTAGTGCCATATCTCCAACCGCAACATTATTAGCACCAGTTGTATTTGCATCAAGTGTTCTAGCACCACACGCAGTATTGTTAGTTCCTGTAGTATTAGACAGCATTGAGTCTTTACCGACTGCTACATTTGTATCACCTGTTGTGTTTGCTCCTAAAGCTTGATAACCCATTGCGGTGTTGTTATTTGCTGTGGTATTAGCATCTAAAGCATTTGCTCCGACTGCTACATTATAAGCACCAGTTGTATTTGCATCCATAGCAGCATAACCAATAGCTGTGTTTCTTTCTGCTGTTGTGTTTGTGTCTAGTGCATAAGTTCCTATTGCTACATTTAAAGCTCCAGTAGTATTGCTCTTTAAAGCATCTGTACCAATAGCAACATTAGAGTTAGCTGTTGTGTTTGCTCCTAAAGCATCTTTACCAACTGCGGTGTTGTTGTCACCAGTAGTGATCGCTGTACCCGCTTCATCACCTACGCAGACATTGTAGTTACCGCCTGATGTGATTGAATTACCCGCGTTTACACCCGCTATGAAGTTTGATGTTCCAGCAGTTGAGCTTTTGATTTCGGTAAATGTTACTGCACCCATACTAACGGCTGTACCTGATGCACCAAATATTGCATCTATGGTATCTAAATCATTATTTATTTTCGTACCCCAAGTATCTGTACTCGCCCCTACTTCGGGTTTTGTTAAACTTAAATTCGTAGTTGTTGTATCTGCCATGTTTCTATCCTATGTTAAGCTGCTTCTGACCAAGACGTTGACGGATCAGTTTGGTCTGTCCAAGTTGTTGTTGTTACTGTTTGATCCGTGTATGTGGTTGTCGTTACAGTATCATCTTCCCATTTTAAGCCACCAATGGCGGAAAGACTAGATGTTTGTGCGATAGTCGCTACACCAGAATATTTTATACTACCAAGCGCAGTAACTCCACTTGTCTGCGCCATAGTAGCTTCACCCGATACTACCAGTTCTGCGGTAGCACTAAATCCTGATGTTTCTGCCGAGGTTGCTACACCTAATTTAACTAATGTTCCTGATGCGCTTACTGCGCTAGTTTGTGCGCTTGTAGCTGATGCGCTCAAAACAATAACGGCTGTTGCGCTTAACCCAGAAGTTTGCGCAATCGTGGCTGTACCAAGTTTGACTAATTCTGCGGTTGCGGTTAACCCGGAGGTTTGTGCAATCGTAGCTTCGCCACGATCTATTTGTCTGCCAGTAGCGGTAAAACCAGAAGTCTGCGCCATAGTTGCAACACCGAGTTTTACCACTTCGGCTGTTGCCGTTACCGCAGATGTTTGTGCTATGGTGCTTGCGCCTAGTTTAACTAAACGCCCACTTGCTGTTACACCTGATGTTTGTGCTGATGTTGCGGATACTGCAAACGTCATAGACGCAGATGCAGTCAACGCTGACGTTTGCGCTAGAGTCGCTTCGCCAAGTTCAAATACAGGTTGTCCATAAAAGGACTTCCCATAACCACCGTAACCATAGCCTACTGAGGCCATGTATTACGCCAATGTAACGTCTAAGTCACCAGCATCGAATCTAAATACATCACCACTTGCTACTGCTTTGGAAGCAGATAATGCTGCCCAAGCCATTAAGTTACCGCTTGACGAGGCATCAAAAATACCTACATGGGTTACTGTTCCCCAAGAGCCAGTAGCCGTAACAAACTCTACTGCTGCTCCATTGGTTGCTGTGGTTGGTGAAGTGCCTGATACAGTCATAGCAGCCATACTTTTTCTTGCGTATGAACCACCAGAACATTCAGTACCACCACCAGTATCAGAAGGTGCTGCTGTAAATAAACCAACGTATAAAGTTCCTGGTGCTGTGTAAGCACTACCACCAAATACATGATCCAAGACTTTATCTTCTAAATAATCTGTAAATCCAGCCATTCTCTATTTACTCCTAATTTCTCATAAAATATGTTGTTTTCTTGCGTTGACCATAAGTTCTCTTTCTTGGTATCAAAGAACCTTTTCCAAACGCTGCTCTTTCTTGTTGCATACGCATTTCTTCTAAAGCTAATTCAAATTGCGCAGTAAACATCTGAACTCTATCATCTTCCATAAGATAAATAGAGGCTTGCTTCAACGCACCATATAAATAAACATCTGGGTGATTTGTTGAAACAAAATTACTGGTGTTCGAGTCGCTTAACGCGGTGATTTTACCATAATAAGTTAATTGTAATGTATATGATGTGTCAGGGGTAGGGGCAAGTTCTAATGTGCCATCTACAATAGCGAAATACTTTGGCTGTCCAGAAGTATTGTCATTTGCCCTTCTAAATACATCTAATGATTCTATTGATTGTTGCATTAATGGAGAAAAATCATTTGATGTAATTTCTACATTAATTACTTCCAACCAATCGTCAGGTAGAGTTAAGTATTGAGCATCTGCTGTGGCAGTTGCTCTTTTAATCATATCTTTATCTCTGACCTTTCTGTTTAATTCTGCTTCGGTAGTGTCAATAAATATATCAATTTGTGATGTTAAATCACTTCTATTCAAATAACTTGCTATTTGAGTTTTTAATTCTTCATAAGTCATACTCTACCTTGCCATATTCTAAATAATTTATTATCTGGATCATTGAGCCATTTCTTCCATTGCTTCCTGTCTTTAGCCCAACCTTCTCTTACTGCCTTTTGATATATTACCATAGGTACTTCTGCAACGTGCTTTAATTCTTTGCCTTGCGTATCGTAAGATAAATTCTTTACATTATCCAAAATAGGCTGAACATTTTGAGAACTGTGATAAATGTTCTTTTCATCTTCTGTAGCAAACTCACTCATAAATCCTGATTTAGAGTCTATTAAAGTTCTTTTTGCCATGATTATTCCAATAAGAATGAGGGGCATTTCTGCCCCTCTCCGTTTAACTTACGATGTTGATAAGTCAGCAGCGATTCCGTGCGCTTTCTCATTTGACACTTCTAAACCATATTCAACGACAATCATTTTTGTCATTGCATCACCAATAGTGGAGATGTCAATAGTTTCAAAGTCTCTCAAGTAAGAAACTTTAGCGTAATCAGGGTCAACAAATAACGCTGATCTTGATCTACTAAAGTTAGAAGGAACTACTTGCAATTCACCAAAGTCACCAGCATAGATAGCAACTGACGCTTCTACAGTATTAGCATCAATCATTTGTCTTGCAGATGAACGACCAGTAAACCCAGAAACAACACTTTTAACGTGTGGGCCAACGATCAACATTGAAGGCTCACCACCGTTTGCAAAGCAAAGTTGTTGTACTGCTTTTAGGATAGTTTCAGTAAACGCACGTTGTGTACCATCAGTAGGTGCAGCACCGTTTCCAGCACCCGCTCCGTTAGTACCACGCGATACGTTAGTTTCTGTCCAAGTTTCAAAACCACCAGTTTGACGAGCAGTAGTCGCGTTACCAGAAGCTTTAGCTACTTTAGAGCATAATGCCGTTTCCATATCACGCTTCAAACTTTTAGCCATAATAGCTAGTTGATGCGCCATTTCTGTGCGTTTACCCGCAGCATCGGAAGCATTTTGCGTACCAGTTACAGTTGCATCTCTGCTTGAGATTTGACATACGTTACTTTCTCTAACTGTAGCAGTAGAAGCTGCTCTTGATAGCTCGAAACCTTCCAACTGACCTGTACCAGATGCAGTAGGTAGGGCTTCTGTTTGCCAATCAAATTGGACATTTTTTACATTTGTTTTGCCTATGGAACTCATAAAAGGCGTACTCATTGGAGAGATATTGTAGATAGTATCAGACAATGATTCTCTGTCAGCAGTCGCAGTATATGTGTCAAAGGCGTTTGTTACTTTAGCCATTTTTTTATACCTTTAAATTAATTGTTCAAAAACTTTAGCTGCATCTTGCACTTTGCCAGATTTAGCTAATCTCATTTTTGCTTTTTTCACTGGCGTTGCTGTTTTAGGTTTATTGGCTGTTCCAGGTCTTGCAACTCTTGAGGCTGCTTTTTGGGTTGGCTTCTTCTTGGTTGCTGCCACTTGTTTGCGGTATAGCATCCCATCTCGTAAGCCAATTAGCACTCTATAATCTATCACCTGATTAATTTCATCTTGAGTAAACCCAAGTTCGTTAACTGCATAGTTAGTGATTGCAAGTTTATCCTTTTGGGATTTCTCTGCATCAGACCATTCGGGAATTCTTTCTTTAAGTTGCTTTTGTCCATAATCGACAAAATCTTGAATTTGCTTTTGCTGTTTTTGCATTGCTTCTTCTTGCAATCTTTTATTTTCAGCTTTAGCAGCATCTAACTTTTTACGTTTTTCTTCCCAAACGTCTTTTTCACGAACATATCCAATAGGATCAGATTCGTATAGTGCTGACCAATCTGGTTCGTTATCCAATTCACCATTTAAACTTGCCTCTAACTGAGGCAACAACTGAGCGTAAATAGCATCTTTTTTCGCTAACTCTGATTGCTGATCTTCAAAACTTTTACGTTGTTGTGCCAGTTCTTGAGTTTTGCGAGTATAGTCTTGCTGACGAGAATATCCGTTTCGGAGTTCATCTAACGTGACCTCTTGCTCAACACCATCAATCTTTACGGTGTAGGCAGTAGGTTGTAGTTCTTCCTCTACTTCTGTTTGTTCTTCTAAAGACTGTTCTACTTCTTCTTCCCCTTCTTCAATATCATCTTCGACTTCAACTTCTGCTTCTGCCTCAACTTCTGCTTCCGCTTCCATTTCTGTTTCAACGACATCTTCTGGAGATGTTTCTGCTTGTTCTGCTTGAACTTCCTCTGGTGCTTCCTCAACTGGAGTCAAAAGATTTTCAAAAGAACTTACAGTTTTATCTAACTCTGATTGTAAAGCAATCGGCTTGGCGTTGTTGCTCATGTTTACTCCTTAATTTTTTAAAATTTTACCTAGTTATATATAATTGTGCAATTTTTTGATTTGCGCACTTGTTATCTTCCCACGTTCTACCAAAATGCGTAGATGCCTCTCCACTTCTGGTAAAATATTAATCGCATTATGCAGAGTTTCTCGAAAGGCAACATCATCCTCGCCTCGACTGCTCATCCATAATGCAACATATTCTTCTTTTAAATTCTCGATAGACTTTTTAAATACATCGCTTTTTAAAATTAATTCTGCTTCGTTTGATTCTAATACTTCCTCTCTAGTAGCCATGTTTACCTCATTCTGTTTATCATGTTTTGTATATTAGTGAAATCAAAAGGTCTATATTTAATTGGTTGTGCATCCACATCGTATTGTGGAAACTCTGGAATACTAGGAAACATCAAAGGATCAAATGCGCCTGATTCTATTTCTTCTCTTGATAAACCAGAAGTATCCATCATGTTATCCATTGGTATGCCTGTATCTAGCATTTCTTTTCCTTCCCTAGAATATCCAGTAGGAAATGTGTTGATAAATAAACTCTCAGGATCAATAGGAAGGTTATATGGGTTGTTAGGATTAAATGGAGCAGTCCTTACTGGCTCTTGCATTAATGCTGGGGGTGGTGGTGCGGGCATTGGGGCTTCTTCCCTGACGGAAACTGGTACTCCATCTCGCATTACAAAACCTTCTGGAAACTCCTCTGAGTATCCTACACCTGGTGCAATCATGTCAGCTACATTCTCTCCCCCCGCTATTGATTGCGCATACCTTAAACCCGAACTGAATAAAGGGTCTATAATTTTTTGTGCCATATCTATTCCTTCTACCTTGAGATTAATCTATCTATTTTTGATTCTAAATTATCTAATCTTTTAAACAATCTTTCC